TATTACTTTGTACTTAAAACGTATTAAATAATGGTCAGCACCTTCAAAGTTAGTAGCTTGCCATATATAAGGGTTACCAGCAGTACTGATAAAACGAGCATAACCATTGTTTATTGCTAATGTAGAATTAACCTTAGTCCAATCAGCTACTTCTTTAATATCAATCTCTGGTAATTCATTAAGTACCTGCAAGTCGTCCCTAAATGAACCTATAGTACTAATTTGTAAAGCTGATGCAGTCTCCATTAATGGTACTTGTATCAAGTGTTGAGGTATTATGCCCTGAGCTGCTATTTCATCACCTATAATCTCTAATAGTGGTTTATCTTCAGAACCACCCCTTGTATTCCAATTAGTTGAAGGTCTATGACCATTTAACAAGTATACTATTTTGGTTACATCATCACATTCTACCCAGGCATAACCAGTTGTACCAGCATTTAGAGTAACAGTATCTACCCTGGCTACAGGAGCAGAATAAGCTTGAGTATTTGCATTAGTACCTGCTAAGTCACCATCTACATTAGCCACAGAAGTAGCACCAGTAAAAGCACCTTTACCTGCTTGACCAGTAAATATTATTTTACCACCCGGAGCATCTGTTAATGTTATATCTATAGCATCATAAGCAGCTCCATGATCATTTGTAAATTCCTGAGCAGTTGTGTCTAAATCAAAAGCAAAAGTAGCTAATTTAGTTAAACCATCACAAGTTACATTAGCTGTACCACCTGTACCAGTAAGTGTTACTGTGTCTATCTCTACCTGCTCAGCCTGGTTAGCTGTAGTATTAACAACAAAACCATCTAAATCACCTGATAAGTTAGTTATTGTAGTAGCACCAGTAAAATCAACACCTGCAGTATCAGAGGTAAATATAATATCATTACCACCACTAGTTACTATAACACCCCCAGGTGCATAGTCTGCTGCTTTTTCAGTCTCAAAACGAGCTGCTGCTAAGGCCCATGTATCACTATCATATAATATACCTAATGCACCAGCAAATTGTTCTAATATATTCTGTATACCTGTATCAGCAACATCCCCTAAAATGTAATTATAATCAAGTAAATTACCATTAATAGTGTTGTCTACAACATACTCTTTTTGTACTATTTCATCAAGGTCTTCATAAACCTTCTTAGTTGGATGAAGAAAAGCTTCCCTACGTTCTGCTTCAAACCTACCAAGCCAGAATACTTCAAACCAACTAGGTTTAGGTGTTTTTAGTATTGAAACTTCATAATTTGAAGTATAAATATTAATATTCCTATAACAGTTATATACAGGGTCAGTAAGTTGTGAATCTAAAACAATAGTAATTGGCCCACCTGTAGGTAAGCCAGTAAATTCCCTTTTAAAATGTATCCAACCATCACCCCAACCAGCAGGAATATTTGCACCACCATAAACATCGTTTGGTAATACCGACATTAAAGAATCAGGTGTAACTGACCATTCTGCTTCAGTATCATTTACCTGTAATAGATAATAATAGCCAGGCATCCTCACAGTTACTGATAAGTCTGTAGCACCAGATACACCAGCACTATCATTATACCAGTTATAATCAAACTCAATAACAAACCTATCTGTAGCACTATATTTACAATCAGGGGCAAAGTCTTGATAAATATATGTACCACCGCCGTCCTGTGCCTGAAGTGCACAACCAGCATCTTCTTTAACTAAAAAATCACTTAGTGGTAAAACCTCTATAGTTGGGACATTTGTCCAATTATCAAAAGCTTCTGCTACAGTATCATAACTCTTTGCTTTAAACTGCCAGTCTTTTATCCAACTCTCTTTATAACCATAGTCTTGATTAATGGTTACCTTCTCTACAGGACTTTGCGTCATCATTACCCCACCGGGCACTTGTTGTATGTTAGTTACATCAGTTAACCTGTTAATTTTCTGTAATGGGGTATATGAGTCATTGGCTTTAGCTGCATCACCTGTCCACTTTCGCCCATACACTGTAGTGCCCTTTAATTCGGTAGGCCTGAATATCCTGTATAAATCTTCTTGCCTTATTACAGCATTATACTTAGTTAATATATGACCTAGTACTTCATAGCATGTAAGATCCTTAAATATGTCAGTTTCTATAGTAGTAAACTCCATAGGACTGTCAGCAACTGTTGAGGCCATTAAATCATCATAAATATTTACATATTCATAGAAGTCTGTTAAGTAAGGGTCTAGTTTGCCAAATATATCCCTTAGTATCTCTACTTCAGTATACCTACCTGTGTAGTATGATGCACCATCCTTATACTCTATATCTTTTAGTATATTTAAACCATCATTAGCTACTAATTTAACTATGTAAGGTGGTTGATCATATATTTCTTCATATTCATCAGATACTAAAAAACCAGTCCAATATAATGTAGGACCAGCCCCTTGATATATCTGTACTAAGAATTTCATATCATCTGATGAAGTTAAATCTGCTAATATAAAGTTTTCTTCAGAGTATACTTGTATATTTGCTGAACTTGACCTAATAGGTGAAAATATATCATCACCTTCATTATCATGATAAATAGTTAAAGGGTTACCTGAAGCTTTTAAATAAGTAATATCACCTACAAAAGCATCTTCAGAGATATCTACTGTCCATAATAGCTCACGTTGGTCATCAAATTCTACTCTATATTTTACTGCCCACATAATTTACATTCTCCTATTTACTAATTTAATATCCCTACCTGATATAATACCTTCTACTTGTACAGACTGCCCTATACCGCTCCCTAACATGCTTTTAAGCTTGTCTAAGGGCGCAACTACTTCAGGGTTATGTTTAGCACCAGGGTACTCACCGACCATCCCTAACGTTGGCCCTGAAGCTATACCACCACCTGCAAACCACCTAAAGTTCTTAAGCATTTCACTTATACCAGAAGCTGCCGCAGAACTACCACCTGATAGTAAGGTTAATATAGCAAATATTGCTGCTTTAGCTGCTAATTGTGCAGCCATTTCCTGTAATGCACGACCAAAGGATGCTGCCATAGATTCAAAACCACCTTCAGTTTCCCTAAAGAACCCAGCAAAGGCACTCTCTAAATCATATATCCAATTTAAACCTTCTGTACCTATTTCTTCAAGTCCTTGATCACCAGTATAACCAAACCTTAGTAAATTAACACCTGATTGACCTATACCCCTACCAGCAAATGAAGGTGGAACATATTTATCTGCTTTTTCAAGTAATTTAGTGTATTCTTCAAGTCTTTTATAAGCTGCATTTTCAACAGATTCACCATTCTTGATAGCTTCAATCCTATCTTCTATACTCTTAATAACTGCTTGCTGTAGTCTAATAGCTTCAATATTACTTACATTAATGAGGTTTAAATATTCTTTTGCTTCCTTTAACTTCTCATTAAGTGTACCTAATGTTTCATTTGTTTTAGGTGTAACTATTACTTCTTCATCTGGGTCAGGTAACTGAGCATAAGCAACCTCTAATTGTTGTAGTTTAAATTTAAGGCCTTCTAAAGATTTTGTATATTCCTTATTTAAACGAATTTGTTCATTAAGGGCTTTTTCTTTTGGTAGAGTAGCAATTATAGTAGATTTACGTTTCCAAGCACGTTCAGCAAATTTTTTATCAATCTTACTAAGACCATCTAATAATTTCTGATATTCTAGTTCTGTAGCAGCTAAAGCAGAACTAACAACATCTATATCTACAAGTAACCTATTCTTTAAAGCATCAAGTTGACCTTTTGATTTACCAGCATATTGATTAGTAACTTTTGATTCTCCATATATATCAACCCCAGGTTTTATTAAATTACTAAATTTTTCTAAACCATCTACAAAATCATTAAAAGCCTTAGTATTTATAAGCCAAGTACCTACATTTTCTTTAAGGTTTGCCCATACAGTCGCTAACCTACCTATTTTAACAGAAGCAGTATCAGCTACAACCCCCATTTCCTCTAGACCCCTAGCTATAATATTACCTACAGCTGTACCATAATCACCTGTTATTTTTAATTCTGTTTGTATATCAATAAGGGATATACCAAGGTTATCAAGTACTAATGAAGATTTACGGCCTATACCAGCTACTATTGAATCTACTAAATACTGAACAGATTCACCAGTTTCAATAGCTCTATTAGTAGCAAATTTAAAATAGGTAGCTAACTGTTCTAATGGTATATTAAAATTCTTAGCCTGTACAGCTTTCTGCATTAATGTGATATTATCTACAGTGTGTCTGGTAGCTGCCTGTAAGTTCTTAAGTAAACCAGGCGCATTCAGCTTATTAAAAGCAGTACGTATACCTTCAGCCTTAGCAGCAATTCGTACTAACTCATTGCCAAAGTCCAAAAGTTTCTTAACAACGAAAGCCAAACCAATAGTCTTAGCCAGGTTTTTAAACCCAGCAGTCATACCTTTGTTTTGTTTATCTACCTTACGTCTAAGCTTCTGAACATGTTGTTCTGCTTGACTTGCAGCTTGTTTAAAACCTTTAGCTGTACCATCAATTTGTACCCCCACCGACACTTTTTTTGCCATAATATTATTTTTTATAAGTTTTACCTTTTTTCATAGAGGGTATTCCAATTTTACCTATACTAAGTGCTAGGAAAGTATCTTTCGAATATAATCCATGTTTTAACTTATCTTCATACTCTTTAGCTGCTTTAAGTACATCTACCTCTACCTCTTTACTATTTTTATCATCTATACTTAATTTCATTATCTCTTTTTTACTAGGTTTCTTACTACTTTTTATGTCAGGACTTAATGATATCATTGTATGTATTAATTCCCTGGCAAGCCAAGCAACATTACGTTCCCATCTGCGCCAATAACCTGTACTAGCTAAAGTAAACTCAGTTAAAGTAGAAGTTAAATACCTATCAAAAGACCAGCCCATTTCACCTATAGCAAATGAGCGTAAGTCTTCAAATGTTACTAAACTTTTTTTTTACTTTCTGGGGAAATATTAGTACTTTTAAGTTTACCATATAATTCCCCTATGAGTATATACAATTTAGCCTGCTCTATAGCAGTTATGTATTTAGACCATCGTTCAGCATGTTTCTTTGTATACCTGGGCTTAGCCCTACGAGCTTTACAACCCGAAAGGTAACCATAGTACAATAGTAAAACAGAGAACGTAGCCCCGTTATCTTTAATGTATTGACCTATCTCATGAAATTCAATAGATACATCATTACATATGTCTTCTAAAGTACCTAAATTAAGTACTATATCTATTGGTCTTTCAAAACGAATACCAAATAGCTTAAAAGGTAGATTAATATACATATTACACTGCTATTTCCCAAACATAGGTATCAGTCAGTTCATAGTTAGTTGCAGCTGTATTCTCTAATCTGAGAGTACAAACATCTGTATCTGTAGCAGTTAAAGTGATAAAATTAGCACCTTCAACCATTGAAGGCTGATTAGAATCATAAGCTGCTCCATCATATAAACCTATAGTAGGTAATTCCACAGCACCATTTAAGGTAAGGAATGTAAATACCATATATTTATAAGTATCAGTTACATTTATAGCATCACTATCTGCTGTTGCACCAGCACCAGCGTCTATTGCTGATGTTACTGCTATACCGTCTGTAGTAAAAGTATCATAAGTATCTGCATCACCTAAGGTAGTAATCAAGTTAGCTGACATGTAATAAGCTGGTCCCTGGCCTGTTATAGTACCTGTTATGGTTGCAGCTTCTTCTGTAGGCCCAGTTAAACTAACTGAAGCCATGTCTGCTTGCATAACATAAGGGTAAGAAAATCCACCCTCTATTACTAAAAGCAAGTCTGTCCTACTAGTTATATAGGCTACTAATTCAGCAGCACTTACACCTGTAGTAGACATTAAACCATCTATATCTACACTGAATGACCTGCGACCATTACCATGATAAGCCCAACCAGCACTATCTTTAGTAGATTCGTCATACAATTCCTGATCAACATTAAAAGTAACCCCATTTTGTGCAGCTACTACAACTCCATCTACATAAACCAGTAAAAGAGTTCCATTAATTTTTGCCATAATATATTATTATTTATTGTTTAAATAGCTGCTAAAGGACCATTACCTGTAATAGTAGCAGAATAAGTCATAGCTTCTTCAGCTGGACCTGTTATACTAATATCAGTAAATGTACCTTCGCCAGTCCACCCTACAGTATTAGTAGGATCATTTGTAGTAAACTTAATTGTTGTATCTGCAGACCTAGCTATAATTGCAGCTAGTATTTCATTAGGGGTAAGCCCTGCCCCTGTAGTATCATAAAGACCATCTATACTTATAGTCCAATCTCTACGACCATGAATATGAGTTGCCCATCCTGCATCCTCCTTAGTGGATGTATCATCTAAGCTAACGTTAACATCCAAGGTAGCTGATGTAGTATGTAAAGCTTTATCAGCCCCTGAAAGCACAGCATTAAGCGTTCCATTAATTTTTGCCATTGCGTTTTTTATTTAATTATTAATAATCAGTTACCTCTACAGAGAAAGTTAATTTGTTTAAATAAACATCCTCTGTTATATTGTAACCCTCTGATTGGCCTTCCACCAATATGTCAAAATAAGTAATGCCTTCAGTAGTACCAGACATTAACTCTAAAGCTACACGTACTTGTGCAGCTATATCCTGTAAATTAGAATAGTTAGTTGAAAAACTTACTACACTAAACCCTATATTATCCCCTGACCAACCTTCTTTAGTATAATTTGGGTCTATACTATCAATAGTGTAAACTATAGCTGGTAAAACTGTATCTTCATTAATTACATAAGGGAAAATACTATCTGTATCTACCAACAGTAATAATGAAGCATTGTCTTTTAATAAACTCGAAATAACCTTACCTATCATTTCCTTAACTTTCTTTTAGTTCTTACTATATATTTATCTATTTCTTTGTACCATTCTTGTTCTATAGAACCATATACTTGACCTTTTGTTAATTCAAAGGCATTTTCAAAGAAATGAGTACCAACTACCCTACCTGTACTACCACCAGAGCTTCTGCGCCTCATAATAGTACCTGATTCTACTAAGTGACCATGATGTCCTTTATTACCACCAAACTTACGAGCACCAACTAGAATTGAAATCGTACCAGGCAGCATAAGGGCCCCTAGAGACCGTCTAAGACCACCTGTTTTTACTGGGACCGTACTCCTAGCCATTGTTAAAAGTGGCTTAGAAGCCTTCTTAAAGGCACTGGTGAAGATTTTACGTTGGTCCATAGTACCTAATGAACTAAAGAAATCCTCTAGTATCCTTATTTGGTCTGTTTTTACTTTAAGTTCCATTAAGCATTCTCTTTCTGTAAACTAATCCTCATGCCTTCCTTACGACCTATAGTTTCTATGTAAGTAATTATATATCTTTCTTCACCTTCATCTATTTGAACTTTCATAGTTTCTACTATATCAGAATTATACCTGACAATTAGTTCTCTAGACTTAAAATAGAATTTCTCTTCATTATATAATTCTTTATTACCACCTACATCTATAATTTCACCCCTACACCTAAGTGTAACTAAAGGCCAAGTATCAACAGAAGCACTATAATCATCCCTGCTAATTACTTTACTATAAAAGGCTATTCTGGATATTAAATTACCTGCTCTCATTATGTTAATGTATAATTTTTGTATGCTGATATTAGCATATTATATGAAAAAGGTACTTTGTTTACATTTACACCTAATACTACAGGCTCCCTAAGCATATAAAAATGACCTAGTAAAAGTAACATAGCGTGCTTAATACTCTTGGGTACACTGCCATCCAGCATTACCTGAGGCAGGCCGGTATAAACATTATAGGCCAGTCCGCTATCTGTGTTAGTCATAGCAATTGTGGTTGCTAAATGCGTATCATCCGTTATCGTGTCTATTATCCTGGAAGTTTCATTATAGACCTTTAATATATCACCTATTGCAAAATCAGTAAATGTTGTGCCTACTCCTTGAACATTCACAGTACCAAAAGTATTTACCTCGCCTGTTATATTTTCATTTGCCTCACCTTGTATATCTGCTAATACAAACTCTTCTACCATATTGATAAGTCCTTCTATATAAGAATCATCATCATCAAAGTCTACTCGAAGATGTGTTTTAGCTTCATCTAAATTTAAATATGTTGCCATAATCTGTTTATATTAATGAGTCCTTAACATGAAGAACTCCTTGTCCTAATACTTCTGTCCTACCAGCAACTTTACTTACCCTCATCTCCCATATATAAGCACCTACATCTAAATCAGTATGAACTGCTGTAAGGTTAATGGTTAATACATTAGTAGCTATATCACCAGCACCTAAGTTAAAATCTATTACTTTAGCAGAGGTAGGTGTCTTCCTACAAATGAAATTACAAGTATAACCTGTAAGGTCAAAAGGGGAACCACTTAGTAAAACAGTCATTGTAAATGTGTGTGTGTTCTCTTGGAACACGTTAATAGTATCATTTGTCATTGTTTAATCATTTAATTCTACCTCTAAATCTATCTGAGGTGTTAATTCCACTGTCATGGCATCTGCTATTTCTACATCTATATAATTATCTACATAAGTAGGGTATTCCATTTTACCATATATAGTTGTTGGTTGACCAGGAGTAACAGTAATATCAGGAATCTCTAAAGTTCGATAACCTGGTTTTGTTACTTTTAATTTAAACGGTTCTTTTATATTAGTATCTTGAGTTGTTGCAACTCCCCCTACTATAATATATTCATAGTGTCTATAAGTAATTTTCTGTTCAGTCATATTATCACTAGCGAGTACTTCATCATAAACTATACTACTATCTTTATCATATATTGTTAATGTACCTCCACTACTATCTTCTATTTCTGCATTAAATGTTGTTTTAAGATAAGTATTACAATCTATGTCACCACCCAGATTATGAAAATACACTTTAGATGTATCAATATAACTATCTATTAGATTAACTACTCTGTCGTGAAAATCAGGCATTATCCATAAATCATGTGTACAATCAATAGGCCTAAATCCTGTTAAAGTAAAACTACCATATCCAGCAAGTATCCCCCTCGTACAACCTATTACAGTTATATTTTCTGCTTTAGTAAATTCACTTCGAGGTGTGAATCCATAATTACCTCCCACTATAATAACATTACTAATTGTTGGATTATATCGATAATAATGATTCTTTATATTCATTAATAAACAATCTTCTACTGTTGAATTAGCACCCCAAACACTAAATGTCTCACCTGCTAATAAACAAAAGTTTTTAAACGTTATTGAACTACCTGTTATATGACTATCAAAATAAATTCTCTGATATAATACAGTTCCTGCTCCTGTTGATAATGAACATTGTTCTATATATAAGTTTGCAGTTCCATCTAAAACATTATAATTTGTAGATTGCGCTGTATCACATACAATTGCAGCTTCCCTATAAGCCTTAAAATAAGTATCAATACCAGTTATAGTAAGTCCTGCATCTATAAAGGTCTGTTTCCAGTAAGTTGCATTATTTTGTATCTGTGTGACTCCCCAACCATTTGCCTGATCTGTATCATAAATATCCTCAAATGTATATGGATTAGTAAATGATGCACCATGAGCACCATCCCCAGCATTATATTCTACAGTTATTCTATTAGTACCTGCATTATATGTTATACCTGCACAAACCATACTATATTATTTTAATATTTTAAGGGCTTCTGTTAAATAAACCAATTCATCGGTAAGCATATAATAAATATGCATCATATGCCCTTCTTGTATTAACTCTTCTTCTGTAGGTTCTTTCATACCTACTAGTTCTGACTCTAACTCAGCAATCCTTTTTAATATTTTGTCTTTCTTAGTTAAAACTTTATATACTTCATAACCATCAAGACTAGGTTTATCACTGGTTACAGCTTCAATAAATTTATTAAACTCATCAGAATTAACTTTTACACTAACTTTCTCATTAACCATTTTAAGGAATATTATTAGTTACTACTGTACTTACAGTTGTACCTTTATTAGGGGGTGCAGGATTATGTACTAATGTACATGTATTACCATTTGCATAATCAACTGTAACAGTTACTGTAGCTGTTTTAGCAGCTTCATCTAATACCAAACCATCAACTGTCTTAGCTGTACCTGTAACGGTAAATTCACCATGAACAGCGTTGAGAAATGGCCTAACAGTTTTACTAAAGGTAAGTACTATATTCTTTTTAGCACCAGTTTCTATAGTAGCACTGACAAGTTGTGTAGCATAATAACCAACCCAATCAAATAAATGTTTCTTTTTTGCCATTATATTATTATTTATTATTATGATAGGTAGGGGCCTTTTACAGCCCCTCACTATCCGCACTAGGAATACTAATTAAAGTAAACACCATGTTTTTATTAAGCCATTTTAATAGCATCAACATCCCAAGAAACTGCATATTCAATTATGTCAGCACCAGCACCAGAAGTTCCTCTAGCACCTTTAACATCAACATAAGTGTTAACAACAATTTTTACTTGGTTATTAATAGCTTGACTATAAGGGTCAACAGTTATATCATACCCACCCCATTGTCCTATAATCAGGTCACCCCAATTACCAAAGATCAATAGTTCATCAGTACCAGCTGTACCAGCTGCACCTGAGCAACTTGTAGTAGTATATAATTTATAACCATTTACCATGTTATTTTCACTGCAAAGCATATCTCCTGTATCGTTAGCTACACCTTTATCATGAGATTTAAGTATAGCACGACCGGCAGGATTAGTTACATAAGCCAAATTACCTTCTAAAGCGTTTGAAGCATCAACATTAGCTTCCATAGCAACCAACGTAGCATACGTAGGAACTATAGCAGCTTCTGTATTAGCATTAGCAGCAGCTAAGGTATAACCAAAGCTACCAGGCTGTGTACCAGCCACACCAATAGCAACACCAAGAACGGTAGACTCTATAAGCCTTGCACAAGCACCTACAATATTGTCATACAATAGTTGTTCAGCACCTACAGCATCCTGAGCTAAGAAAGTCTTAGATACATCCAAAAAGGCAGTAATCCTAAGAGGAGAAAGATTCACCTCAGCAAAAGCACCTCCACCATCAGTTGCAGCAGCAACTTCAGTTTTCCATGCAACAGTCGTCCCAGCGTAAGTAGGAATAGAAACATTACCTACTAAACCTGGAAGATATTGACAGCCCATTTCTGTGAAGATAAGTTTAGCAGACAAAGGAGGTAATATTTTTACCTTTTCCTCAGCTACAATCTCCTGACCCGCAGTGGGCGTACCAGCAAGTATGTCAGCCCTTACTTCTAAGGGAATAACAATATCACCAGCAGGAGTAAGTCCTGCATTTCTCATCTCTTGTTTACCTAAAGTAAATACATCCCTAGCAACCGGGTCCATATTCCTTGATTCTACTCTATCATTTATAGCCTTAATCAAAGAAAACTTCTCAGCTTTTTTAGGTGTATTATATATTTTAGATATAGGTTTGCCGTCTTTACTTTCTTCAAAGCTAGCATTCCTTAATTGTAAGTCAAGTGTATCTAGTCTCTGAAGATTATCAGTTACAGTGCTACTTTCCTCAGCAGTTAATGAACGCTTTTCAGCATCTGCCGTTTCGAAAATAACTTTATTAGCTTTAGTTAATTGACCTTTTAAGTCTTGAATTTCTAATTTAGTCATTTCAAATTATTTATTATTAATTAAGTAATTAATAAGATTTTTTAATATAGCAATTTATTTATTATTTGCCATATACATCTCATTTTTAGCCCTAAGGGCCAGTTCTGCATTAGAATAAACAGGAATAGATTGAGCTTCGTTCGCTAAATTCCCTTCTTCAGTTTTTGCTGTAGATGGATTAGTGTCCTCTTCACTTAATTCTATATTATTTTTTTTATACTCGTCTAATGACCTGAGTGCTACAGTTGCATCGTGATAAGCCTCCTTGTAGCAAGGAGATATATCATATAATTTATCAAATTTACTAACAGTCCTTAATATAGAACCATCACTTTGACGTTCCCACTTATCACCGTCTGGTTTGACAGTGAAGGCAAAAGAACTACCTTTAATATCTTTACGTTTAATACCTTCTATTAATTCATCACCTAATGCAGTCCTTGGGGAATTAAAAGCATATTTAACCCCTTTTGTATCTGTACTAAGCCTTAGTGTACCAACCCCATTAGTAGACCTTGCAAGTATCCCCCTGCTTATATCATGGTTCATTAAAGCAAGAACATCACTGTTCTTTATAACTTCTTCTATAGCACTGGGTAATATAACTTCATAAAAGCCACCAAGGTCTATAGATCTTTTATTAAATATAATACCATAACCTTCAACTTCCCTGGAGTCACCTACAGATCTAAGTTCAGATTCTTCTTGTATACTTCTAATTTCCTTATTCATTTTCTTCTTTATTTATAATTGATTTTTCCACAGGTATAAGTGGTTCTGGTTCCCTAACTTTCTTCATGTTTACTTGAACATAAGCTTCATCACCGTCTTTAATTTTTGGATTACCTACTTCTGACCTAACCTCATTAACAGTGTAACCACCAGACTGAAACATCTTACTAACATAATTAGCTTTGGCATCTAAATTATAACTTAATAATGACTTTATATTTAAATTAAGTCTGGTTAAAAGTCTTTTACTAGGTCTTAATAACTTCCTATTAAATTCCCCTTCAATTTTAGCATTAAGTGGTGCAACAGTATCTGAAATAAAACCTAACTGAAAACTCTCAACGTTTGAATAAGTAAGGTTAGCATCATCAAATACTTTACTTGGTGCTACACCAAAAAACCTACATATTTCTATAACATTAAATTTCCTAGTCTCTAACATCTGAGCATCTTTAGGATTAATGTTAACTGGTGTAAATTCTAAACCACCTTCCATAACTGCTATCCCACCTGGGGTACCAGTAGTAACATCAAATGCTGCTGACCAACTATTTTTAATCTCCAGTGCTTTCTCTTTAGTTAATTTATTTTCAACAGATAATATACCTGCCATATTAGCACCTGCTGAAAAGAACCCTTTAGCAGAAGCTTCTGAATAAATAGCTAAGTTTAATGTATTTACCGCATCAGCTATAACAGAAACACCAATTAAACCATTATATGATTTATTAATTATATGTATTATGTCTTCATCTTCATATATCTTACTATTACCAGCAGGACCTATTTCATAATAACTAGAACCATCTGCATTTAAAAATCTTTGAACTTCTACAGATACAAGCTCTAACATTATAGGATCACCAATACCATTTCTATGAATTATTAAATAACCATTACCATATAGTAATACCCTAGCAACCAAAGATTTCATAAGCATATACCTTGAATACATCTTACTAGGTTCCACATTTAACATATATGAAATTTTACTAAACGGGTTGTCTTTCCAACCTTCCCCTTCAGTATATTCTAATACATCCCAATTTTCAGAAGCTATTGCATCTGATATAACCTCTACACACCTATATACAGTACTTATTTGAGTAGCTGTATTTATAGCTATTGGTGAAGACACAGTACCATAAGGTAACCCTAAAGAAGTTGTTGGTCCTGTATAAATTCCACGTTCCTCAGGTTTTTCCTTAGAACGAAGATAGTTATAAGCTCTTTTAAAAATATTTTTCTCTGCCATTATCAATAAATTTGTATGCCTCTATAATTAGCTGTTGTCTCTATATAAGCAGCTAATGATTGTAATGAAGATATAACGCCATCAATCTTCTTCTTCTCTGATGACTTATTAGGTTTAACATTACCATTGAAGTCCATCCTTAATTCTACATTCCTTAAACAATACCTCATAACAGGGTTATCATCTATAACAACATGGTTACTTAATATAAGTCGCTCAAACTCTTTAGTACAATTATTAAAATTACCTATAGTTTGACTGAATTGTTTCATATTTAAACCTTCCTCTGTACATTGTATTGCCCAAGCATTAGCGTTGTATTTGTCATAATATATAACTTCAATTTCACAATTTTCAGCAACTGCTAGTATATCTTTAGTTATATAATTATAGTCTGTTACATTACCACTTGTAGTTTTTAAATACCCTTTATCTACCCATTGTTTATATAATTCCTTGTCTGCATGTAAATACCTAGTCTTTAAAGTATCAGCTGGTATATAAAAATCATTAAAGAAATAATATTTATTGTCCTTAACAAATAAATAACTAACCGCTGTTAAGTCTACATTAGAAGCTAAGTCTACACCAATATAACAAGTTTCCCCTTTAAAATCAGCTAAGTCAAGTTTTTTAGTAGAGCTTACTACAAAATCATCTGGTATCCAAACAGTAGAAGAATCACACCAAATATTTAAATTCTTAGTCTTTACACCTACTTCATCATTAGGACTATTAGTAGCTTGTTGTACTTGCCTTACTATAAACTCTGAACCAACAGTCACATTTAAATTAGGGTTTGACTTAACCCAATTTGCTGGGTCACGCCAATCATCTTCTTCATCTAATGCATATATCACACTGAATAAAGAATCATCCTGTTTAACACCTGCTATAATTTCTGCACATACAGTATGTAATTCATAACAAGGTAATGATTTGTCAAAGCCTGCAGTCGTAATAGTAATAAGTAATGGGTTTAAACGCATACCTTGAGAAGACCTTATAACATCCCTTACTTGTGAGTTAGGTGCAGAATGATATTCATCTACTATACCTAAACTACAGTTATAACCATCTAATTTATTACTATCAGCAGCAAGGGTTTTAATAAAGGAATTTGTTTTGGGGTATAATATATCAGACCTATAACGCCTAATCATTTGATTTGCACTATTGTCTTTGTAGTGTTTATTATGCCACCTAGCAGCAAAACCCCTAACCATGTCAAAACCAATCTTAGCTTGTTCCCTTGAATTTGCAGCAAATAGTATTTCAGCTGCTGGTTCATTATCACCTATTAAATGATATAAAGCTAATGCAGCTACTAAAGCTGTTTTACCTTGTTTCCTTGCCATCTCTAAGTAAGCTGTTTGAAAACGCCTTGTGCCATCTAAGTTATAAAAACCATAAAGGTTAGCTACTATAAACAATTGCCATGGTTCTAAAATGAAAGGTTTACCAGCATATTTACCTGCAAAGTGTTTTAATTTACTAATGAAAGTAACTACTTGCTCTACAGCCCCCTCATCAAAATACCACCTATTCGAGTCATCTTTAATGGACTTCAAGTCACCAAGAAACCGCTCCACGGCATTACGAGTATGTAAGCCAGAAGGTATTTTACCAGAGAGGATATCTTCACAATAATTATTAACCAGTGCTAACATTGTTAATTATTTACGTTTATATCTACTCACTATATAGTCTAATACTAATTTAACACCATAACCTATCATAGCACCAAAAGCTGCTATAATTAAAGTATATATAAAAGCCTCTATAGATGGTATAGCACTAGTCTGACCTAGCTGACTTAATGCACCACCAGCACCACCAACTATAGGTAGTGAATCTGTACTGAATAATTTAATTAATAACGTTTTCATTTTTTATTTAGCCCCATACAATACCTGTGCCATCACAACTCCTGCATGTTTCAGGCGAAAAATTTGAAGTGCTCCATTGTCCTCCAGTCTGGCTATAAAATCCGTTAGGCACTAATCCATTACCGCCACAAACAGGGCAGCAATAAGGATATTTCCCTATTGGTGTAAATTCGATTTTCTCTTCAGTTACCATTTGACCTAATTTAAATTTTGTTTTCATAATTTGTTTGTTTACTTTCTTCAATTTCGCCTTCAACTAATTCACCATCATCTTTAATAGTAAAATCAGCTTTACGTTTTTCCTCTGCTTCTTTTACAGCTTCAATATACTCAGGACAATTAAAATCAGCTTGTTTAACTACTTCTTTAGTAATCCTAATCTCTTCCATATAAGCTTTATAACCTATTTCTTGTATATGATCAAACCTAGCTTCACAGACTTCAAGGTCTTTAGAAGCATAAATAGGTTGTGCTTGACCATCAACTACTATAACATAATACTCAGTTTGCCCTGTTGGGTTGTCTGGGCTAATATGTTTCTCTATATATATTTGTGGTATTGTCATTATTATTCCTCTTTTGTTTCTAACCTTAATTCTTCAATCTTCTTAAGAACTTCATCAATCAGTTCTTCAATGAACTCATCTTGTAAATCAAGTCTTGTCTTTAGCCACTTCTGGTCGCCCACTGTGAAGCTTATATTCGCTTCCTTTGTTTTGACATAATTTGTATCCATAATTTTTGTTTTTGTTTAATTAGTATTTAAAAGGTACTAGTATGGGTAATTTACCATTATCTAAAACTACACCACAAGCTAGTATTGGCCTTTTAACGTGCCTTGTTTGGTATGCAAAGGTATATTTATTTATATCTATGCCACACCCTACAGCCATAGCCCATAACAAATCTTTCCTTGAAGCATTATAAACTATTTCTGCTTTAGTATGAAAGTGCCCTATAACTAAGTTTAACCTTGTATTAAGTAATAGGTTAGTAAGGTTAGAACCACCTTCACCGTGTGTATATACTACACCATCATATTTAAATGATTCTTTAAATACCCAATTTGGGGTACTTAATACTTCTGCAAAAGACTTTAACCAACGTTTTGATAAACCTGCACTAAACATCTTCCGCATTGCAATCCTATCATGATTACCTATACATACATCAGCTATTTTAAAAGCTTTATACCAAGGTTTAAGTTGTAGTATTGCTTGATTTAGTTCATCACCTGCTGATAAACCATCTGGGTCTGTTTCATGGTAACTTGAATAATGACTATCTATTAAATCACCTATGAAAACAACTTTATTACATTTATACTTTTTATATGTTGCTATACAATGCTCTAAATAACCTTCTTTGATAAAGGGCGCATGTAAGTCTGCAACAACTAACACATTCTCTACATTTGAATTCATTATATTATTATTACTTTAATTACTAGTGAACTGTTATGTCCCCCTCCTTTCAATGTTTCCCCCAAGGGAACCAATGGTATTAAATATTATCTTGATTAAAAGAAAAGAAAGAAACAGCAAAGAAAGAAAAGAAAATGTACCTAAAAGAAAATAACTGAAGTATCTGATCCAACAACCATTTTACCTGTTGAAGTCGATGGCGTCCTTTATGGATCTTTCTAGTGCTTTTGCACGCCCAAGTTAATTTGCACTTTGATTACATATACCTTCTCTCTAGGGTATACTCCATTTTACCCTAAAGGTTGCGTTTTTTGTTATATTTTTTTATACCTTAGTAAAATAATTTCATTTCTCTAATAGCTTTTCTAGGTTTATTCAGTGTGATAAGCATCCTCATCATCTAAATTATTATACCCATTTGGTACATATTCTTCATCATAAGGTTGTGATGTAGGCTCTGCATATGTTACAGCTTCTTCATCATCCACATGTAAATCTTTTGTATCATATGTAAATATACCTATATTACGCCTCTTTAGTTTCTTAGCTAAATTACTTATTTCAGACCTTACTGTCATAAATAAAAAGTTCTTAAAATTAGTTGTTTTAGCTGTTTCCCAGTTCCTTTTGTATTCTAAAACTTTAAGTAGTGTCTCACTAACTATATCTTCAGGTGTAATACCCTCCAACTGTTTAGTTTTCATCTCCTTCATACACTTTTTAGCGTATATATTCAAAGTTTTAATAACATTGGCCATATCTAAATTAGCCATTTCTTGTTCTATCGTGTTTTTCATTCTGTTGTGCTTTATTTATTTTTACAAAAGTATAATATTTTTTATTAATTTCCAAATTTTCTAACAACTTACTTCTTGCTACTATAACTTAAACTAGCTGTTTTGCTTTATTTATTTCTTGATGTATTTCATGGTGACAAGCAGTACATAGTGATATTAAGTTATCAAAATCATAAGCTAATTCAACCCAATCACCTTCTATATCAAAGGGCTTTATGTGGTGTATTTCAGTGGTTAGGCTAACCTTACCCCTACTTAGACACCGCTCACAGAGGGGGTTTGCCCTTAGTTTAGCTGACCTTAACCTACGCCAAGCCTTACTTTGGTACACCTTCTGATAGGCAGTTTTGTTATATGTACGTGCCCTTTCACGCCTTTTTGGTAAATTAATTGTTGGCATCTTAACTAAAAAATCTATGGTATGCTTTATCTAATGAACTAATATGTATACCTTGTTCAACATATATCATAGCACCAGCTAAATTAATCAATTGAGCTTTATCCCATAAATCAAGTTCCTGGTCACGCTCATACCCAGTTAGTTTACATACTGTACGTATATAACCCTCTGTATCATTCTCACTAGGGGGTGCAAACCTATATATAATACGCTCTATAGTTGTTAGGTTATAATTAGAAGCATAGTTACGTAATAGTTTAAAACCAGCACGTAGACCATAATCTAACTCTTTAAATGTCTCAAATGCACCAGGCTTGTTAGTATCACCTAACCATTTGTTACCTGTCCTAATGTTAAATGGGTTATTACGTTTCATATTTAATGGGTATATTTTATCTTGTTTAATTACTGGTTTAATTTGCTCTTCTATCTGTATAATTATTATATCGTGCTTTTTTAGTTGCCCCTCACTTATACTACCTATGTTTAACATAGTTAAGAGGAACAACATTAATATAAACCTCATATATAAAGTATTGGTTAATACTATCACTAGGCCCTTAATCAGCCTATTTAAGCGGGCTGCGTGGTTTCAGTCCTCTGAAGCCTCCGTAGGGATAGATGCCCGTAGAAGCTATTTAGAGACGTTTTAAGACACTTTCTCTTCTGGCTAAGGGTATATACTACCCAAGGGGAGATAATGCCTTAGAAGGGCTTAAAATGCCCTTTAATCGTGTTTTTAAGTG